CAATGACACGGGCGGCTCACAGCGAACTGTGAGACCCTCTGGTAGTAGGGTGACTCAGAAATGGGTCAAACTCCCCACTAATGTACAAAGTGCAAACGTTTCTTCTCATATGGTAGAGAAGGCACATACATTGGTGAAAATACCACCTCAGAAGAAAACTAAAAAGAGTTCTTCAGAGGTCCTGGTCAATAAGAAGAACACAAATCTTCTTATTGACCTGGAAGGATGTTTAAACGTTTTGGTGCAGTACGCTGAAATCCATGGGTTCCAATCCCAGGGATTCAAGACTAGTGATACACTTAGTCATTGGCGCGCTTTGTGTGTGGAAAATGGACTAACTATGACGAAATTGATGAAATACAAACTGGCATCTTTTTATGCCTATCATATGCGTCAGAAGTTACCAAGTAGTCCGTTGTATGTGAATGGTGATGATAAACCGCAGTTCTTAATGGGGGGCAAATTTGCCCGCTGGTTCAGTTTACAACAGAATCGGTTAAGTGGAATTGAGTTTAAAAAGTTTTTGTTGGGATTTAATTATGGTTTCCTACAGAGTAAAAAAGGTTTTCCTAGACCGTCGAAAGACGAGCTAACGAAGGCTGAAAAAGATACTCGAAAGGAGCTATCAACACGTCCGATCAAGAATGAGTTACCGTTATTTGAGGGTGAACGTACTGTGGAAGGCTGGATCAATCAAGATATGGCAGAGTTTCAAATTGAGAGAACGACTCGTGAGTTGTTTTCAAAATTTAAATTTCGCTTTAATCCTGATAGGACAGTTTTCCCGTCGTCATCGGCAAATTATAATAATACAAGGGGTGAATTGGGAATGCTAGGCGACTTAGTTGCCGCCGGACTTTTATTAAAAGGTCCTGCTCCTTCAATAGTTGAGACGAAAGAGGGGTTAGCATTTGAGACATTGGCTCGTCGTAATTCTACTTATGAGCCTGTTTATGAAATTAAACAGGAAGACGTAAATGAATTAAGACGTCGAAGAATCGTTCTTAATAACAAGGTAGAACGATCTGCAGAGGGGGAAGTTCCTTATGCGGTGTTTGTAGGGCTGTTGGAAGCTTTAAAAGTAAGGGTGATCTCAAAAGGACCGCCTTTTAAATATTACTTTTTAAAACAACTCCAGCATGCGCTATGGGTACATCTTCAAACACACCGTAATTTCACATTGATTGGACAACCAGTCACTGTAGAGTATCTGAATGAGATTCTTGGTCATCATTTAAAAGATGATTACGAGTTTCTTTCAGGAGATTACGCAAACGCTACAAATAAGCTCTATGGATGGTGCTCTGATACCTCGGTAAATACTTTAGCCGATATTATCAAAGCTACACCGTCGCAAAGACAAATGATGTTAGAGTCTATGACTCAACATCAACTTGTCGATGCCGAATTCTATAGAGGCTTTAGACAGGTGGTGAAAGATTGGATTTTGCATGAAGGTTTAACGGAGTTTTCTGACATAGGTCAGTTAACTGCCACTCAACTTGAGGATTTTAACTACTTCTCCGATATGTTGGAGAAGCATGCAATATCTCAACTCACTGGTCAGCTGATGGGCAGTATCTTATCATTCATTTTCCTATGTGTGATAAATGCTGCGGGGGTTCGATGGTGTTTTGAATTGTTTCATAAGAGACGATTCAAAATCAAAGAACTACCCTTTTGCGTGAATGGAGATGATCTCCTCGCAAAGTGTCATCAGAATATGAAGGGAACGTGGTCGAGAGTTATGGATTTTCTGGGTTTGTCGGAAAGTGTTGGGAAGACGTATTTTTCATGCGAATTCTTCAACATTAATTCGACAGTGTTTAGTGTGGACCCGGAAAACTGTGTAGATAAAAGGATTAAGTATTTATTTACACAAGTTCCGTATGTTAATATGGGACTCTTAACAATGCAGAAGAGATCTGTCGGAGCTACTGAGGCGGAGTCACCATTGGAGGTGGCCGCACAGATAGGCGACATATACAATGATCTTATTTCTACTTGTCCACTACATCTTCGGCAAATTGTCCATGACAAATTTGTCCGTAAACATAAAGATGTATTGAGTATTCAAGTTCCTTGGTTTGCGCCAAAGGTATTTGGTGGCCTAGGTTTCGTTGAACATGAAGGATGTTCAGCAAAGCTATCCTATAAGGACGGCGTGATAATTCGCGCCATGGCCAACAAGGTGTATACGAAGGAAACCCGGCCTGTTCCTACAAAGAAGGAAATCCTCCTTCATAAGGTTGCGGGGCGTTATACACAACACCTTCCAAAGGTCCTAACGTTTGGACCTCGGGGCGAAGAGAGGGGATGGAACAAATTATTGTCCTATGCATTGTATCTTGGTGGTTCTGATCTTATTGATCAATCCCCGTCTGAATTGACGCAAGAGATAATGCATAATAATGTGGATGTGTGGCATTATTATTATCGCCACTTTGGGAATATCTCACACTATCATCCGTTCGAGATCATACGTAATTATCGTTATGAAATAAATGGTTTGCTTTTGGAGGAAACTATGTCTCGATATCTTCGTGGATGATTGGTTATGTTATGTGACCAATAGAGAATCACCATATTATATATACATAAGATTCAGAGTGATGTCATCACAATGTAGTCTCATGTGCCTAAGTCCAGTGGACCCTTAAGCTGATCCGTCGGCTTTAGTGGGTACTAGCTCGACCACGCCAGAGATGATTATGCTTCAACTCGACTGTGTTGCCCCG